CGCCCAGTCCAGCGGCACGGTCACGAAGGACCGGATACTTGTTGTCGTCAAGCAGCTTCCGTTCGATCTGGATCGCGCCAGCGAACTCCTTGGGTTCGATCCGGTACAGGTACCCAGGAGAGATTCCAAGGTATTCTAGTTTCCCGGTGAACTCAGGGATGTCAGGCACGGCTCCGATGGAATAGAAGTCTTCCCAAGCAGAGTCAGAGGGCATGACCCGATAGAACTGGTCAATCTGGGAGGGGAGTTCGTCGAATCCTCTCTCTGTAACTTCCTTCTGGTCTGCCACCAACAGTTTTACAAACTGCGCTGAGGTTAAAGGATTAGCCATTGTTATTCACCTCCCCTTAATATACAAACCGGAAGATGCAATGCTCTTTTCCGGCTTCACGGAGGTCGAGAGCCATAACATCTATGGTGTAATAGTTTGATCCGGTATCCCCATAGGCATTGATATATATGGATTCTGAATCAAACTGTGTGACGGAAATACCAACCATACGCAGAGTAACACCAACAAAGGTATCACCAGCGGCGATGGCATAAGGGAAAGGCAAATCACAGGTTTTCGTTGTTGCACTGGTGTCATCGCAAATACGGTAAATGCCACGGTTGGCCCCAGTTCTGCAATAAATGGTGCTCTGGTCCGTAACAACGGTTCCGGCAAAATCCATCAATGCTGAAGTGGTTACCGTATCGGCAGTAGCGTCACCAGCGGTTTCAGTTCCCACGGTGATTGCTGTTCCAAAGCCATTGTTAAAAATCTGCCCTTTCAACACTGTTCCTGGTCCGATACAATCAACCAGAACATAAGCAGCAGTATCACCCTTTATGAACTTACCGCTTCCACCATGCAGAACATACTCATTGGTATTGGATAGCGGAGTAACAGAAGTGATGTACTCTGTCTTATAGGTCGAGTTAAAAAGCGGAGTCTTGTTATTCGTCCCGACCACTACGCCAACGATACCAAGCGCACTGGCTGAAGTATTTCCAGCACCGGCAGCACCCAGAGGGGCCACACCATCGCCGGTTAAACCAGCGACAATCTGCCCCACATAGAGGGTATCGGACATAGTGACGGGATACCAGATCCGCCCGTATGATCCCTGCATTACTTCAAATCCCATGTTAATTCCTCCAATTTCTTGATCCGCAGAATGGACAACCGCTGGTTACAACAGGAAAATAAGCGGTTGATCCTGCAATGACTGACGATTGTACGTCTATTGTTTCTTGGCCCTGGTCTCCCAGAGCGTCCCTATCCATGTTGCAAGGAAACCCGCAAACCCTACAGTAGTGCCATTTGTTGGCATCTTCACCGCTTCCATGCATGGGCCTGTTTCTCATTAGCCCCTCCATGTGGAACAGCCACAGAACCAGCAGCCAGAAGTAACATTGGTCTGGAACCCGCCATGTGGATTTCTTGGATTGCCATCCGGTGCCACTTCCGGGATAACTTGATAGTTAAAGCCGATAGAATCTGCACACAGATGAATGCTATTACTGTCACCAGTTATAGGTTCTCCAAGTTCCACAACAGTCTCGGTTCCAAGTTTTGCATGAGCATGTTCGGTCTGACGTTGGCTATCGTTGATAGCCCCGCAATTCCAGCAATAGAAATATCTTCCACGATCAGTACCCTTAGCCGCTTGTTCTAAGCGTTTCTTCTGCTTGGGCAATGATCTGCTGGAGTATTTCCCGTACCGGCTGCGGTTAATCATCCCTTATTCTCCGCAAGATACTTCTGTACCTGCTCATCCGATAATCCCATTTTCCGCTGGAACAGTCTGGCATGTTCGTCCAGCGCAACAGGAGGAAGAGCAGGGGTCTGGGTTCTCGTTCCTACCGGAACTCCAGTTGACATATTCACTGAAGGCGGTGGAACTGACTGTGTATGTCTCTGTGGATTTGCGTATCTCTTTGCGAGTACCGCTTTGAGTGCCCTTGAGTAATTCCAGTTAGCATCGGCAGTCGCATTGCCCGTCCTGTACTGATTAAACGGGGAGTTCTGAACCTCGAACATCTCACGGGTAATCTCAGCGTGAAGATCGGGGTTCTCGTTGCCGAGCTTGGAAACCTCATCAAGAAACTCGTTCTGGTACTTTTGACGGGCCTGCATCTGCACCCGTTCCCTTTGCTCCAGAACCCGATTGACATCAGCAGCCGTACTGATAATTTCGTTCTCAGGCGTATTCTGCTGTTGCTGGGGCTGAAGCGAAGTCATAAACTCGTCCATTCGGGTCATGAACTGAGTAACGTTATCCTCCATTCTCTTGACCCGCCTACCAAGCGCACTGCGCTCGGACTGATCGGTAGGTTCGATGTCAAATGCCGGTGGTTTAGGCTCAACAGTGGGTTGAGGAACCCCTTGAGCATCTGGTTGAACATTCTGACCGTCTGCCTGAATAGGAAGGGGCTGCTGTGTCTGCCCGGCATCGGGGGCCACAACATTCGAGCTTCCCTGGTTCTGCGTAAGGTCCATTAGCCTTAATCCTCCTTTACAGTATTAGTTACATCTGCATCTTCATATTCATTACGTTCTTGGCAGTCTTAACGGGCATACCGATACTGGCAGCCATCTTAGCTGTCTGCTTATCCATAACAACCGTAGGAATAAACTCTGCCAAGTATTCAAACCCCTCGTTACCAAGTTGTTCCTGGACAACCTTCTCGATCATGCACCCCATACAAATGCCTTTCTTGCCACAAGTACACCATTCACTATTCATGTATCTTAGAACCTTCCTTCAACTCCTTGGCCTTGGTGATGAACTCATGCAGCCTGTGGGCCACACGGGGAAGCCTGATGTTCTTGAGATAGCGGTACTCTGCTTTCTCGTCATCCGTGGCTTCCAGATCCATGACCTTGCCATGGAGTTCAGTAAACCTCTGTATATCGTCCTTTAGAAGCTCCTTGCCAACCTCACTACCGTAACAAGACTCGATGAAGGGAATTAGCTTGCCAAGGTCGGATAGAACCTTAGCAGCCTTCTTGCTGTTTAGAGCAAGGAACTTGTTAATTTCTTCAACCGAAAAGGTAAGGTCCATTAGTATGTTCCTTCCCTCGTGTACTGCTCCAAATTACCCTGCGGCAACCCGGACTGGTTGGAAGTCGGTGCAAGATTCGCTTCCGGTAACATCTGCTGCCCACCCTGGGCCATCATCTGCTGCTGTGCTGCCTGTGGGGATTGATCGAACATGTACTCCTGGTAGTCAGGGAACTCGTTGCCGAACAGTTCAAAAGCCATCTTCAGGAGATAGTTAAGAACCTTCGGGGTATTGGGGTTAGGAATATTGGCTACCCGTCCCATCATCTGGTCTATCAGACTAAGCTTCCGGTACTTGTTCTGTTCAACTTCGATGTTGGCTGACAGGGGTGAATACTTATAGTCAGCATCAGGATCAAAGTTCACCCAGTCCTCACCCATGAGCTGGTACAAAGTCTGGGGCTTGGCATGCTGGGCAGTCAGTTGCAATATCATCCAGTAGAAATCCAGTAGGAATGTATACTCAAAAGTTAATGACTTATAATTAGTACGGCCAGAGGTACGAGTCTCTGCCCCGGCCACGGCAGTAGCGGTTGTACTAGCTTCCGTAGGCAATGCTCCCATGGTAGTAGGGAACCTGGCCGTTACCTCATACATGGCATCCTTGAGCATAGCCATCTGGTTCAGTGCCCCACCGACATCATCGGAAATCTTGAATTCAATTAGGTCAGTCTCGGGGTTCTCCAACTCCATGACATGCTCTGGCTCGAACCTGATAGTAGTGTTATCCTCCAGAGCATACTTCCTGCCCTTGAGAGTAGGCAAGGTAGCAAGCTTGGTCCTGTCAGCAGCCATGTTGAAGGTATCGTTCAGGGCCTTTTGAAGCTCCTGCATGTTACGTCCATCAGATAAGCCACTATCTTTTGTAGGGTGAACATAACACCATCCACGAATGATCGGACGGAACGGATTGCCTTTCCCATCACGATTCGGCTGTTCTCTAAGACCAATAAGCACTCTACTAGAGCCAGAAATAACAAAAGTCGTGACGCATTCGATAAGCCTCGCC